CAACTTCCGCTTCGGCTCCCTGTTCAACTTCTTCCGCGCCCTCAGATTCGAGTTCCGCGCCTACGTCAAGTACCGCTTCATCTGCCATTTGCTCTCTCCTTTAAACTGTTGCCGTTCCCCGTGTTCCTGGTGCTGCTGCGTTCTTTTGTACTGAACTCTGCGCCTCTGGTGCGGCTTCCTTGATTCCCGCCTGGGCGTTCATTTGAACTTTGTCTTGCGGCGGCTCATCTTTGAAGTTTATCGACTCGCTCGGAGGTTTCATCTGCTGTTGAGCCTGGGCCGCTGCCTGCGCCTGGGCCGCCATCATTTGATCGTGAACCGCTTTGTGCATCCTCACGTTTTGGATACCGAGTGCGGCCCGTTTCAAGGCTTCTTCGGGTGCTTCCCCATCTTCCGGCTGAGCTACATTCATCCTCAACCAGCAATCCTCGCTCGATAGGTATTCTTGGCACTTTGCTGACTCCCACTTGTGATAATCGTCTTGCTCTGGCATTATTGACGGCTGCGGCTGTGGAGGAGTATACGGCGGGGCTGGTAAACCCTGCTGCTCGGCCTGTAACGCCTGCTCCGCGTGTTGAACCGCATATTGAGCAATTTCCTCTGGAGCTGGAATGTTTGGCGGTTCCTGCAAAAGTAGTTCAAGCTCTCTTGCCTGCTTCTTGTATGCGATTGCCGGGATGAACACCAAATCATGATTGCCATTAAGTTCGATGAACTCCTCCCAGTTGTCCGGTGACTCGAAAAGAGCTTGCCCAACCGGAGAAGCAGCGGCCATTTTAACGAGATCGGTGAGGTTGGCCCGCTTCGCCGCCGTGGTCTCTGGGAAAGATGAATCGGACACATGGGAATGGAACTTGCCCTTTTTCAACCGTTCCATCTTCACGGTGATCTTCGCCCCATCCTTACCAACGACTGCTATCTCCGTTCCATGATCAGGATTCTTGGATGCAAGCCGCGCTGCCTTCTCTGCAATCCCCGCGAATAGAATCTGCAAATATCCCCACGATGGGCCGAGCATCCCCATTGCCTGAGAACGCTCCATTGCTGTCTTTGATGCTGGGTCACCGGACTTAGATTCCCCCTGAAGGACAGGCATCGACCCTGAAATGTCCTGCGACACTGGCCCGCGAAGCTCTTCAATCGCCTCATCGAATCCCTCTGGAGGCGCTGCGGGGGGTTCGCGGTAAACTATCTGTTTCCCGATCTCCTGGTCTGGCGGTCCCTCTTTCAAAAGAATGTAGTCATTTGGCCGTGATCGCTGATTTGAGATAGCCTGATAATCTTCGTCGCTGCCCCGGAAATACGTTACACTCCAGCCGGTTTCGTAATTCTCCCTCTTGGCATTCATGTAGTCGTTGTAGGCGTCTTGCACAACCTTCATCGGCTCCATTAGCGCCCCGCCGGTCATGCCATCGCGCTCCATCGGGAACACAATATCAATCGCATCGTCAGGGCATTCATTCCAGCTCTCTGAGTATGATTTGCCTACATACTTGACGTGGCAACCATCGGGGAACAATTGCAGGAACTTGTCGCGGTAAGTAAACTCTTTGCCATCATCGCGCACGTCTTTTTCATCAGCGCCAGGATAAGCAGAGTCGAACATCTTGTCTTGGAACACTTCAGGGCGAAGGAAACCATTCAACTCGGTCGTAAGGTAATTCAGCGCCAGGCCTGTAAGAAAGAATCCCTTTTTCGCTTGCTTGACTCCGATTCGCGCAAAGCGATTCCAGTCCGATTCGCCAATGGACGGCTCACCAGCGGTAATCTTCGAGCGAATCCACTCATTCTGTGCCTTGAGGGTAAGAACATTCTTATCGTCAAACAGGAAGCAGTACGGCGCGTCGGGCCAGCACTTGCAGACGATGGGGAGCTTGGACTCCATTGTGCCGTAAATGTCTGCCGTCTCCATTGAGCGCGGCTCATCCTCATCATTCAAGCCAAACCGCGCCTTGGATTTCAGCGTGTGCGTCCATGCGATTGTCCGGCCCGACATTCCCATCATGTAAGAGACGCGCTTTTGAATCCTCTTTACCGCGCCGCCTTTTTCCGATTGGTCGAATATCTCCCAGAATCCTTCTGCCGTTTCAGACGCCTCGATGGACTCGGAATCCTGCTTATCCGCCGCGAACCCAATGCCGGGAGGATTCTGTGTCAGTACTGCATCAAGCGAACGCCAACGCGCACGAAAAATGTTGTAAGCGCCCATAAACATTGGGCATTGAACGTTCTGGCCGTTGCCAATATCGACATATCCACCAGCCGTACCAACTTGGTAAACACCTGTTGACCAGTTGGGGTAAACGTGCTGGATTCCATCGTAATAGAAGCGCATGATGCGGTCGAGCAGCACTTCGATGCGCCGGTCGTACATTTCCTGGTCTTGGAGTTTCTTTACGATGCCTTCTAGCTTGTCAGTCAAGTCTTGAGGCATATCCCGGTTATTCTCGCCGTAGGTTGGCGGGTCGTCTTGCTGCGGAACCGAGTCGAGGCCGGTTTCGTCCGCTTCAAGTCCATCCGGGAGTAGGGCGTTAGTTGCGATTTGCGGCCTCCATTCCCAAGTTCACCACATCCTCACGCGCTAGAATCGCTGCCATTGCCCTTGCAACCACGTCACAGCACGGCTTTCCGTCGGTAATCATACTCAGGCAGTACGGGCATTGAATCAGGCAGTCCTTGGGCGACAACCGCGCTTCCCGCATCTGCTTCCACACGTAATCGAGCTTTTGCTGTCCGGTCATGCACTGGCAGCACGGCCCTTGCGTGAGGGCGTTCCATGCGTGGCGTACACAGTATGCGCCGTTGTGGTTCATCGCTGATACAACTTTCCCCGCGCCTTGGACTTGATGCGCTCGGCTTCTGATTCGCTAATGTTTCCGGCCCGTTCGGAGCGGGTAGCGCCGGAGATTGCTAGACGAGCGTGTGTGGCATCGTTGATCGGGAAGCTGCGCCCAGGGCCGGCAAAGGAACTCTTCGGCATCTTCTTGCGGTCTGCTGCGTAGAGTTTGCTCATCGCGGGTACAGTTTTCCTTTCCGCTGGGCTGTATATTCGCTCTTGCCGCCCTCGGCTTCCTTCTTTTCGCTCAACATGATGGCAACGGCTTGCTTTTGATTCTTGACTTGCTTACCATTGCCACCCGAGTAGAGCTTTCCAGTTTTCCATTTGTGGAGAACTTGGTCCCACGGCATCGCTCACCGCCTTACTGCACCGAAACAGAATACTCCAGAATCACCTTCAAGGTTCCTGTTCCTGTAGTGAAGGCTCCGGTTGCATTGGTGATGTAGATGGGCTGATTGAGCACGTTGGCCGCAGTAAGGACCGCATTCAATACGCCGCTTTCATTGATCTCCTGCATAGTGGTTCCCGACGTGAGGAAAGCCGCTGCAACTGTCGAGGCAAGAGCATTTGTAGCTGCCGTTGTACCATATCCGACAGTCAGAACGCCTCCACTCGCATAGGCTGTGCCGGTATTCTCGTCAACGAGAGTCGCCTTCAACACGTCATAAAACAGGCCGGTGCCAGGAGCGGGAAGCAATAGAACCGGAGTTGCATTCAGAGCGAGAATCTGGGCATTGGTCAGAGTCACGACCTGCCGCTGGACGCCCATGCTCGTAAAGTATTGAGTCGCCTCAAATACTCCACCATCCGATGCCCTCACCACATCTCCAGCGCCATGCGCATAAGTGAAAGTCGCCGTCAATACGCATTGCTGGTAACTGTTCGCCTGGCCGGTTGTGCATGATGCCGAACTCGGAGTGACAACCTCATAGGTCGCGCCGGAGCCGATTGCGAACGGAGGATAGGTGGTCCCTGAAAATGGATAAAGAGGATATGCGCCCACGCCGGTAGAGGTCTTTCCGTAATCCAGCGTGATTGAGTAGCTTCCTGAAGTTCCGCCGCCAGCCCCAACAATAAGCGCCGGTCCGCCATTGGGTGTGACTCCATAGGCAAAGCTGCTGACATTGATGTCGCTGGCGTATTGGCCATAATACTGCGCTGAAACGGGCAGTGAAGCCAGAAGCAACGCGCCGATAATGCAAAGTTCCTTTTTCACGTCATTCTCCTTGGGCGTTGCGCCCGGTTACATTCCGCCCAGTGCTGGGCCTTCTTCGTTCTCTGCTTCGCCGTGCTGATGCTGCGGCTCCTCAGACTCTTCGCCGAGAAACTTGTCCATCGCCTCACGAGCCTCGTTTGCGGTGTTGTGCTCACCATGGTCCGTATGCTGTCCCTGCTCATCAATCGAGTGGGAGTGGGCTGCGATGCCGTCGTGATGTACGATGTGGTGCTTGTCACCGTCCGTTACCTTGTGGCCAAGGTGTGCGAGCATATGAAGATGGTCGGGATGCTCTTCGCGGGTGCCGTCGGGATGCTCCGTGTGGAACGTCCCATCGCCGTGGTCATGGATGCTGTGAATCTGATCGCCGCCGCCGTCGCTCTTCTCTTGCTCTTCAGTCGATTCGTGCGGTTTGGTTTCTCCATGCGGCTTGGGGATGTAAGAGCTATTCCGCTCCCCGCCGCGCATCTTGCCGAGTCCGTCAAAGCCATCTCGTGCCATTATTTTGCCTCACTTTCGGTCGATTCCGGTAATGATTCCACGACGTTTACTCCATCAGCCGGAAGCGATGCGTTCACTTCTGGAGCATCCCTGGGAACGAGCAAACCGTCTCTGGTCCAATCCTCCACCGGTTTCAGTTGAGGTTCTACGACTATCGGCACTTCTTCCGGGTCTACCGAGAAATTCTCGGCCAGAAGCGCCTCAAACCGGGCCACCAAGTGCGGGTCACGGGGCAGAATCAACTCATTTTGCAAGAGTTGTGCGAATTTACTCGATGTCATTCTGTGCTCCAATCTCAGGTTGCAACCCAAACGCTGCCTCTGTCAACCGGCGTACATCCGCCGAAGACTTGGCCTTGATGGTTGAATTGTCTACCTTTTCTGGGGGTTGTGTCAAAGGAATCTTGCGGAGACGCTGAATTTCGGCCTCAAGCTGGGCATTGCGGTCATTCGCGGCAGAAA